AAAATGGCTCATAATTTAAAGTTTGAGGAGAATTGGAGTTTTGGTATTTTAAAAACAAGAGTACGTGGATGGGATTGGGATAGTATGTTGGCTGCTCATATACTTGATAATAGGTCTGGTGTAACAGGACTTAAATTTCAGACATACGTTAATTTTGGTATAATTGATTACAGCTCCCATTTAGAACGTTGGTTGGGTACAGAAGGTAAAAGTGCTAATGAAATCAATAAAGCACAAGAATTTTTTAGTACATCAACAGGACGTTTAGAATTAATGAAATATTGTGCTTTGGATACTATTTATCAGTATCGTTTAGCAAATAAACAAAAACTATTGTTTGATGAATTACCATTTTAAAATTGAATATGTTTTTTGAATTAAAAACCTACAAATTTTTCCAAGAAGGAATTTTAGCCTTGTCTCGTATGGAGCAACAAGGGTTAAGGATTGATATGAAATACGCTGAAGAAAAAAAGTTAGAATTAACTAAAGAAATTGAAAAACTTGAAGTGGAGTTTAAAGAAACAAAACTCTATAAACATTGGGCTCACACCACTAAAAACAAAGTCAATATTTATAGTCCTCAGCAACTTGGTGCATTCTTGTATGGTACAAAAAAGATTAAAATTAGTAAAGAAACTGCTTCTGGTCAGGGTGCTACGGATGAAGAAGCTCTACAAGAATTAGGAATACCTGAATTAGATATTCTTTTACGTATCAAAAAACTTAAAAAAGTTCGTGACACATATTTGGATGCTTTTGTAAGAGAACAGGTTAATGGAATTGTTCATCCATTTTTTAATCTACATCTTGTACGTACATTTCGGGGTAGTTCAGACAGTCCTAATTTCCAAAATATACCTAAAAGGGATAAAGAAACAATGGAAATTTGTAGAAGAGCAATATTACCACGACCAGGACATCAATTTGTTGAATTAGATTATAAACAACTTGAGGTTAGAATTAGTTGTTGCTACAATAGGGATGAGCAATTAAAGGAAGACATACTTGCCGGTGATATGCACAAAGAAATGGCAATTAGAATTTTTCATATTGAGGATTTTAATAAAGAAACAACAGGTCATTCAGTTCTTCGTAGTGCTACTAAAAATGGTTTTATATTTCCACAATTTTATGGGGATTATTATAAAAATTGTGCTGTAAACCTTTCCTATGGTTGGGGACATTTACCAAAGAACAGAAAATGGAAATCTACAGATGGTATTGAATTTGAAGATGGAAAATTAGGGGCTCATTTAATAAGTAATGGTATTAAAGATTTAGAATCTTTTACCCAGCATATTAAAGTGATTGAGGATTACTTTTGGAATGTACGGTATAAAGATTATACAAAATGGAAAGAACGTTGGTGGGAACAATATCAAAGGGTAGGCCATATTACTTCCATGACTGGGTTTAATTATCAAGGAGTAATGAAAAAGAATGATGTATTAAATTATCCAATACAAGGTTCTGCTTTTCATTGTTTACTATGGAGTATTATTCAAGGTATTAAAGTACAGGTAAAGGAAAAGTGGAAATCCAGGTTAGTTAGTCAAATACACGATGCTATTGTAATGGATGTACACCCTGATGAATTAGAACACGTTGTTAAAACAATGAAAAGAATTATGTGCGAAGATATTGTCAAACATTGGAGTTGGATTACAGTACCTCTTGATGTTGATGTTGAGATACATAATGTAAATGATAGTTGGGCTGATAAACCACAAAGGTAATGAAAAGGACAAGAAAATATTCTACAGGTGGTTTGTTCTTATTTGAAGAACCTAAACCAGTTGCTGAGGTAACAATACGTCAAAGAAAACCAAAACAAGTAGACGGTTTTATTGAAAGATTTAAAGGAAAAGATCCATTCTTTGTTTTAGAAAACTTTCTTAATGATAGAAAAGATTATGTAACAAGTCGTTACCCAACAGATCATCCACAAGCAATGTCTGTTGTATTGTTTGAACTGAATTTATATTTAGACGTTCTTATACGTGTTAAAAATAATCTTAACCAATTTAAATTTAATGACAAATGAAAGATCAAAGAGACACCACCTCGGAAGACATTGCTTTTAAGTATGCCAAAGATGCATTATTAGAAGAAATGCAAGGTAAAGCACAAAAAGCTGAAAAGACATTTGAAGTATTTAACGTTTCAGAAGAATTATGGGACAAATGGTTTAAAGAAGTAACTTCAAATCAATCTTTATTTACCTCTATTTCTAAAACAAGTATTGTTCAACATTTGTTAAACTCTTCAACTTCTTTAACGGAGTATTCTGCTAAAATGATGATATTTTATCAATTTAGACAGAAAATGATAGAAATGTCAAGTAATCCGCTTATAGGACTAATAAATCTATTAAAATAATGGGATTGTATTTAAAGTATCGACCAAATGCCCTTACTGAAATTGAAGGTAACAGGGAAATTGTAATCACTTTGAGGGGTATGTTTAAAAAGAATGAAATACCCCACTCTATGCTGTTCCACGGACCAACAGGTTGTGGTAAGACTACCTTAGCCCGTATTGTAGCAAAAGAACTGGGTTGTACTGAAAATAATTTAATTGAAATTGACACAGCACAATTTAGGGGAATTGATACGGTACGTGATTTACGTAAAAACATTCAGTACACCCCTTTAGGTGGAGGTATTCGTGTTTATATTATTGACGAGGTACATAAAATGACAGGGGATGCACAAAATGCTTTCCTTAAAATACTGGAAGACACTCCCTTACATATTTACTTTATTTTGTGTACCACGGACCCACAAAGTCTTCTACCTACAATAAAAGGACGTTGTAGTCAGTTCCAGGTACAGTTATTGTCTGATGATGATATGAAATCATTACTTACAAAAATTGCTGAACTTGAAAATGATTCTATTGAGGATGAAATTATTGAACAAATAACACAAGATAGCCAGGGACATCCGCGTAATGCCCTGCAAATACTTGAACAGGTATTAAGTACCCCAAAGAAAAGAAGATTAACAATAGCCCAACAAGCTGCTATTGAACAATCTGAAAGTATTGCCCTTTGCCGTGCTTTAATGAAAAAACAAGGTTGGAGTGAAGTTAAAAAAATCTTACAAGGATTAAAAGGACAAGATGCAGAAGGTATCCGTCGTGTTGTAATTGGTTATGCTTCAAGTGTATTATTGAATACAGATAATGCTGTTGCAGGACTCATTTTAGAGGCATTCCAAGAACCTACTTACAATATGGGATTTCCTGGAATTGTACTCGCTTGTTACACCGTAATTAAAAGTTAATGATATGGCAGACAAAGTAGAAAAAGTGATTGAAACAAAAGACAACAAATGTTGGGTTACAATTTCTTACAACGTTAATCTCGGTGATTACGAAAATGTAAAAGTTGAAACAGGGTATTCACAAACAATACCTTTCAATCGTTCTCCTATTGACTTGCTCGAAGAAATGCAAGATAACGTAGCAAGTATTGTTATTGACGAAGCAAAATCTTTGAAAAAACAACTTAAAAAGAAAAGGAGTAAAGAATGAATCCATTATTTAAACTTGCAAAAGAACTCTGCCCACAAGGTGGTGTGGAAGATGATGCTCCATTCCCAAATTCTACTGACCAAGATATTTGGTGTGAAGGATTTGTACGTGCTACTGAATTGATGTTACACGCTTGGTACGTTGAAGATACTGATGTTACAAGAAGATTACTTGCTGAAAAACTTAAACGTGCTCATAAAAACTAATTCACATGAACTACGAAAAAGATATTCATATTGATGAAACTGCTCTTGATGTTGAGTGGTTGGAACAATCTGAACTTGCTATTAAATATGGCAAGTATTGGTCTGCTTGTAAAGACAGAGTTACCCGTGCTGAAGAAAATATTAAGTTAATTCGTGCTCAACTTATTGCAGAAGCAAACGATGACCCTGTTAAATGTTGTAACAAAGAAAAACCAAATGCCGCAGATATTGAAGCATACTATCGTCGGCATAAACGTCATATTAAGGCAAAAGAAGAATGGTTAGATGCTTTAAAGGAATGTAATGATGCTGAAATTGTAAAGAATGAAATTTCATTTACACGAAAAGCAGCCTTGGAAAACCTTGTACAATTACACGGACAAAATTACTTTGCAGGTCCTTCTATGCCACGTAACCTTCAGGGAGAAAGGGAAAGAAAACAAGAAAAAAGAAAAGAAAGTGAATCGAGAATTAGAATACGTAAATCTTAAATTTTAATGATTATGAAAAAGAAAAAGTTTAATTTTGCAGGAAAAATCAGTAGTAATGCCGCAGCCAGAAAAAAAGGTTTTGGTTATGGACATCTTCTTACAAATGGGTTGGATGTATGGACACCAGAAGTAGATTCCAAAGTTGTTATGGACATTTTACCATACCTTGTAAAGGATAAAAATCATCCTGATAAAGACAAGGAAAAAGGTATAGCAATGGAAGGTACTTATTGGTTTAAAAGACCTTTTAAATTCCACAGAAACGTTGGTGCTAAAAACAGTTCTGAAATTTGTTTACAATCTTTTGGAAAGAAATGTCCTATTTGTGAATACCGGGATAAACTTAAGAAGGATCCTGAAGCGGATGAGGATGCAATAAAAGCATTAAAACCAAGTGAACGTAATTTGTACGCTGTTGTAATCACAAAAATTAATGGAAAGAAACAAGAAAGAAAACTTCAATTATTTGAATTTTCAGATTACCTTTTCCAGGAAAAATTTGTTGAACAACTTGAAGATAAACCGGAGTTTGAAACATTCCCAAATCCTTATGAAGGTGCTTCAGTTAGTGTTAAATTTGCAGAAACCAATCTTGGTGGAAACAAATTCGCAGAACCAACAAGATTTGATTTTGAACCCAGATCAAAACAATATGATGATGAGTTTATTGATGAAATTCCTTGTTTGGATGAATGTTTGCGTGTACTTACCTATGATGAACTGAAGGCTAAGTTCATGGAAAATGATGATGTAGATAACGAAGAGGAAGAGGATGAGGATGAGGAAGAAAGAAAACCTGTAAAGAAAGGTAAAAAACCTGTAAAACCTGAACCAGAGGAAGAGGACGAAGACGAGGAAGAGGAAGAGGACGAAGACGAGGAAGAGGAAGAGGAAGAGGAAGAGGAAGAGGAAGAGGAAGAGGAAGAGGAAGAGGAAGAACCTGCTCCACGTAAACGTAAAACAGCCGTAGCAGACAAAAAGAAAGAAACTCCTAAAAAGGGAAAGAAAGAACTTACTTGTCCTCACGATTATCGTTTT